ATCACGTCCGCGTTGGCCACAGCCACCTTGATTTCGCCCGCCACAGCCCAGGTGTGCGGCACGTTGAGCGTGACGGTGTGCGGGCTTACCGCCTTACCGCTCGCGCGCTGATATGCAATGCAGCGCCAGTTACCGGCCCCCAGCGACAGCATGACGGCCACGTCGCCAGCTGCCGTGGTGATATTCGCACCGCCGGGCAGGATCAGGCTGGTGGCGTTGTGAGTGAGCACCGGCGCGGCAGCGAACGTCACCACCCGAATTGCGCCATCAGCANCNACGTCAAATCCGGTGACGCCGACGCTGCCGGTAATCGTGATCATGTTGGACGCAGCCGCCCCGATCGCGACGGTGGCGGCGCTGGCTATGGACACCGCAGGCGCGTGGTTCAGGGCTTGCGTCAGCGTGCCGCCACCAAACGGCAGGCGCGCGCCTATCCGGACTTTCTCAACGGCAACGCCGGTTTCCTCGCGGTAATAGACAAGCTCGTCGGTACCCGTGTCGGGCACCACGAAATATCCGCCCTCAGCAGTCGCTGCGAGCCCTGCCGTGGTATCTGGATAGAGGATCGTGTCGGATACCGAAACGTCCCGCGCCGCCAAAGTTTCGTCGTGCAGCTCCTGGATGCGGAGGAGATTGCCATCGACCTCATCGTAGAAGAGCTTACGCTGGACGATGTTTCGAAACGTGAACTCAGCCATGGTCAGGCTCCGGGTGCGAACATGATGAACGCGAGCGCGTAATAGGGCGGGTCGATCGCCGCGCTGCCGCTGATGGTGTGGTTGTGGGTGATATTGTTAGCGTGCCCGTCGATTCGGCTCTCGCGATTGTTGATCTGGTCAAGGCCCTTGTGGTTATGCCCGACAGAAGACGTGGTCGCATTTGCTGTTGCAGTGTTGTCTCCAGTGGCGCCTTCGTCGCCAACCGCGGCAATCTCGACGAAATTATCTGTGCAATCCGGCGTGTTGTTGGCGCCATCACACAGTACCCAATCCGCCGGGACAGCGCCACCTTCCCACGCGACGATATGCCCTGGCAGCAATGCCGCATCAGCGCTGTTTTGGTATAACGCGAGTTTTTGCCGTCTGAGGTTCGCGACGATGGCGAGTGACGCTGTGTGCGTGTGAACAGAGCCACCCTCCACCGCCTGAGATAGATCAAAGTCTGGGAAAATAGCCGAGCCAGTATTGTTCGGCCCGTTGGTGTGGTGCCTGTGCCGGTCATCTGCACTGCCGGTTGTGATCGACACATTTTGCTGCCCAACGCCGGTATTTGCATTTGCTGCCGCCGCTTCCACTAGCCGGCCAGAATTCGCGGCATCTCGCGACCACCCACTGCCGACAATCCCCGATACGCCAAACAACTTGCCACCAACCGGGACGTTGTCAGCGATGGAATCCGCCTTGATCAGTCGTTGCTGCCTGCGCCTAGGGTTGAGCGTGATAGCCCCAGAGCTGTAGCTGTGGTTGTGTACCGGGTCGCCAGTTGATCCGGTGTTGATCGTTATCTCCGAGCTGGCCCCGCCAAAAATGTCCCGTATGTCTCTGACATCTGTCTGCCACGGTGGCGAGTGCGCGCCATCCGTCGTCGTTGTCCCGGATATCGTCACATCCCACCCAGTACCGCCCGTCTCGCCCTGTGAGAGAGCCCCACCCGCACCGATCAGCAATCTGCCGTTGGCGGCGGTGTAGTCCGAGAATCCAGTGGGCGCATCGCCGCCATCCCACAGGATGATTGCTCCTGCTGGCAGTTGCGCACCTTGCACCGGCGGTGTCTCGCTCGGGTAGTGGCTGGGGTCGTACTGCTCGCCTGCTATCCGGTAACGGCCCGGGCCGGACATGCCTACCTCAAGGATGCGCATGGGCAGCTCGGTGATACCCCGCGCCGGAGAATCGATCCGAACCACGTCGCCGATCTGGTAGGTGACGCCTCTGTCGGGGATCTCGCACGACATCGACACCCGCGACTGCATCCGGTTGAGCTTCGCCAGTGCTTTGTTGTCGGCCTCCGCCGCCGAGACGATGCCCTCCATGCGCAGCGTGGTCGGTGTGATGGCACCGCCGGCAAACTCCCGCCGCACTGAGTCTGTCGCCCACGGCAACGAATCCGTCCTCGGCACGGTGTAGATCACGTCCACCGATCGCGGTGCGTCGGCGGTATCCTCATGTCTCACCGATAGACGTCCCAGATATCCACTCGCGCTCGATTGGCGTTGACGCAAGATCAACCGCGCTGTCGCGGACCAGCTTGATATCCGCGCCTTCGTGAATCCAGTAAAATTCGCCGTAGCTGGATAACAGGTCCAGCCAGTCCGGAAGAATTGGTCTCGGGCGCTCCAGTACCAGTGCGATGCGCGAGCGTTTGGTGGTCCCGTCCGCCAGAAACGAGTCGCACCAGTCTGCAACATCCTCGACATTCGTGGCGGTCAACCCCAGCCCGTAGTCCAGATCCGAAATCAAATCCGCTGTACAGAGCGCGGTGTTGTCGCTGTAGGTGGTAAGCCCAGTTCTTGGGTCGAATACCTTGCGCCCGCGAATCGTCGCGCGCATTCTCGGCCAGCCGCCCACGTTTGCGTCGCTTGTGATCCGAAGCACCACGTAGGCGATGCCGCGAAGGCCGTTCCCGACATCCACGCGCAATGAATCGTTGTAGGCTGCAATCGCGCTGGATAGGGTAGGGTCCACGCCCTGGGTAGGAGTCCCGAGATAGGTGGTCACCGTCACGCCGGTGATCGTCGATGCGTTGACGTCGTTGATCTGCACCATCTCGACTGCGTCGATCTGGCCGATGCACAGGACATATCCCAGCACCAAATCCGAGCCGATCAAGCCCTGTGCAAACAGGTGGCCGGGGATGTTCGTGCGTCCGTACACGATCCGCAGCAGCGCGTCTTTCGCCGCCAGTGATATCGTGCGCTCGACCGGATCGCGTGCGAAGCTGTTGACCGCGCTGGATGTGATCCGCCCGCCGCTGGCAGTCTGGCCGCCGCGATATCCCGGTAGGCGCGGTGCAGTTGCCATCAGGCCGACTCAACCCGCGTCCCGCGCAGCGTCACGGCGATGCCGTACAGCGTGCCGGTGACGTAGCGTCGCGTCGGGCCGGCGATCAACTCAGCCGTGTAGTCGTGGCCGTCCAGCGTAAACGTGATCGGCTCCAGTTTCGCCTCTTGCGTGAAGAACCACTCCAGCATCTGCCGCTGAGAAACAGTCAACACGTCCCACGACAGAGTCACCAGATAATAGGTCGCCCCAAAAAGCCCGCGCCGGTGCAGCACACCTGAGTCGGACAGGTCTTGCTGGATGCCGAAATCCGGGTCGATCGTGGTGCTGAACGATGGCGGGATCGCGGACAAATCCAGATGCTTGGCCATCAGAATGCCACCTCAGTCCCGGTGATCTGCACGCGGATGTTCTCAGGCAGATTCGCAGCCCACAGGTTAAGCGAATTCACCAACGCCGTGGACTGCCGGCTGGTCTCGGCCTGCTGCTGGGATACTGCGTCGATCGCCTCCGACATCGCCTGGCGGATATCGGCGAGGGACCTTTCCGTCGCAGCTTGGATGGTGTTGGCGACAGACCCTGGTGTTTCGGGATCTCCGTCCGCCTGCACCATGCCCAGTGATGCTTGCAGCCTCTCATCCACCAGCGTCTGCATTTCGTCGATCGTCGAAAGAATCTCATCGCGCATGATATCGCGTGAGCCCTCGCCGAGCTGCTGGTACGCCTCGTTCAGTAGGCGGTTATAGCGTTCTGCCGCTGCCGAAATTTCACCCGGATCGTTGAGCGTGGTAATGGTCTCGGCCAATGCATCGGCTTGATCGCGGAAGTAGTTGTATCGATCCTCTTCTGTCTTCAGGCCGTCCACGAAGATCCGTTCGTAGGTGGCTGAAAACCGCGCAGCACTCGCCTCCAGCGCGCCCATGATCTGTGCGATCAGGTCCGCCTCGGTCTGGTAGCGCTCGACCACCGCCGCTTGCAGCAGGGCGAAGTCCTGCTCGGTCGCCGCGACCTCGGCGGCTCTTGCAATGGCGTCGCCCTGATCTCTCCACAGGTCGAACACGCTGCGCTGCGACTGCTCCCACAGCGCGATTGAGTCCGTCCGCATGGTGTCGGTGAGTGATTTGATCTGCGCGCCGAACTGCGCGACACGCTGGATTTCTTCTGGCGAGATTGCTGCCGAGATCTGGGACAGCGAGCCCAGCCCGCCGAACAATGTCCCACCGCGTTGCAAGTCGTCTCGGATGGTCAGCAGGCCCTGGTAGGCGTTGATCAGGTCTTCGGCTGTATCCCCGACCAAAGCCCCAGCCGCTGCTTTCAACTCGGCGTCAAACGGCTCGCTTACCGCGGCGATCCACTGCCGCACGAAATCCGTTGCGGCGTCCGGTCCGACCTTGAACATGCCGCGCCCGAAAGCGTCGGTGTCCGACAAATCCACGTCAAACCCTGCGCCACGGGTGAGTTGCGTCAGCACGTTGTCGATCGCGACGAACTGCTCGGTCATCGCCGCGACGGCTTTCTGTCCCTCTTCGCCGACTCGCTGCGCCTCGCCGGCAAACTGTAGCCCGCTTAAGCCGGCCTCATTGACGATGGTGTGTTTGACTTCTGCTCTCTGGACGCCCTCAGGCCCGGCAAATACAGCAGCACGCCTCTCCTTGCCTCCGCCGAAAACGGAGTCGATAGCCGAGCCGATGAATGAGCCCGCCAGTGCTCCAACCGGGCCACCGAAGGCTCCCAATGCCGCCGGGCCAAATGCTGCGCCGGCAAGACCACCACCCAACCCGCCGAGCTGCGAAACAGTCCCGGCCTGGCCGAACACTGCCTGCCCGAGTTGCCCGCCGGCGAACCCAGCGCCCGCGCTGATCAGCCCGCCACCAACGACTCCGCCAGGCAATCCCGCGAGCGAGTTGGCGGCATTGTTCAGCGCCAGTCCAGCATCAGCTAAAACGCCGCCCTGTGATACCAGCTGATTCGACAGCCCGATGATGTTGGATTCCAGTTGGGGAAAAAGAGAGCCGCCGGAAAACAATTTGCTGAGTGTCCCGCCGCCAGAAGCGGCGGATGAACCCAGGCCCAGCAGTTGGCTGGCTCCGGACAGGATCGGCGTGCTGGATTGCTGGAATCCGAACACAGCACCAACGCCGGCGTTGAGCACCTCGCGTTTCATGCGAGAGGCCAAATCCGAGAACGCATCACCAATGCTGCCAGTGGTGTCGAGGAANGANCCGAGAATCTCGGTNANGANNCCTTCCCACGCGTTGTTNGCNTCGANGCGNGCNTCNTTNTCTTTCTNGATCTGNNTNANCAGCGCCTGCTCTTCGCGTACCTGATCNCGGATCGCCTGGGTATTNAGGTCNCGGAGTTCGTGCCCGTCGGCGAGCAAATCGTTGATGATCCGCTGGGTTTCCTCGTCGATCTTTTTCTGTGCGAGGAACGCGTCATACGCGGCCGCGCCGCCCTTGATAGCGTCGAGCTCGGCGGTGAGCTGCTCGACGTTCTTCTTGTGCGCTTCGGTGACGGCGACCAACGGATTGCGTAAGCTGGCCAGCTGTTCTTCCAGCGCTGCTTTGGCTTTCGTGAGTTCGTCCGTGCTTCCGCGCTCGGACTTGATCGCTTTTTCGAGCAGCGCGATCTGCGACACAAGCTCGCGCTGTTGGGCAAGCAGCGGGTTGTTGGCGTCGACAATATCCTTGATCGCCTTTCTTTCGCGCTCCTTAGCATCGGCGAGTTTTTTGCTCGCTGCGGCAGCTTTCTTGGCTGCTTCCTCCGCTTTTTTCCTGGCCTCCGCTTCCGCTTTTGCGTCGGCTGCTGCCGCTGCCGCGGCTTTGGCCCTTGCCTTCGCCTCTTCTTCCGCCGCTGCCGCTGCTTCCCGCGAGGCGATGATTGCTTGCGTCTTGGCGTTCTGCAGCTCCTGCTGGCGCTCGATGAGTGATGCAATCTCAGCCTCGACTTGGGCAATCGGTACTTCCTGAGACCCCCGGCCAAAGGCACGCTCCTGGTTGCGGAGGCCTTCCAGCTTTTTCCTCAGGCGATCAATTTGCAGCTCGATCCCGGCGACGGAGTCAGCCTCACCGCCAAGCCCAAGGGCTGCCCGGAGATCGCCGAGAAACGAGAGGGCCTGCGGGATTTCCTGGACCAACGCCGCGAGACTGTTCGCGCCCTGAATGAGCGCGGGCGCAAAACTGGTTGCGGCGACATTCGCCAAGCCGGTGAATGCCGACGACAGCCGATTCATGGCGTCGTTGGCTTCTGCGGCGGCCTCAGTCTGCTCTTCGGACAGCGACCGACCAAGAGCAACGGCTTCCTGCCGCATCTCCGCCATGCCCTTGCTGCCGAGAGCCAGCGTGTTCACCAGCGACATGTTCGCGTTCGAGAAGATGTTGGCCGTTATGGCGTTGCGCTCGGCCTGGCTCGAAACGCCCTGCATCGCCTCTGCGATTCTGGTGAAAGCTTCGTCCGGATTGAGGGCGATCAACTCATGGACGTTGAGTCCGAGTTTCTCGATAGCAGCGGCAGCCGCACCACTGCCCTTGACCGCGCCTTNCTTCCCCGAGCCGCTTGGACATGATTTCCAGGCCCGAGGATAGTTTGTCGGCCCCCGCCCCGGTTTGCTCGGCGGCAAACTGCATCTCTGACAGTGCGCGGGTCGATACGCCCAGCTGCTGAGCGAGCTTGCCGACTTTGTCCTGTGCGTCGAGAGTCTTGACGACGACTACGCCGAATGCCGTGGCCGCTGCCGCGCCGAACAGCGCGAACTGCTTGCCCACACGAGCAAGCTCCTCGCCCATGTCGCCGATCCCACCCTTGAACTTCTGTAGGTTCGTGCGAGATTTCTCGAGGTCTTCGTTGAACTTTGATGCGTTCAGGGCCAGCGTTGCGACGAGGTCGCCGATTACGGCCATGCGGTTACCTCTTCGCTCTGAGTTTTCTCGTCATATTCGCCGCCCCTGTCACCGCCCCAGCCTCCATTTTGCGGCGCTTCGCACGTTCTTCCTCGCGCTCGTTTTTGATCTTGAAGTACGCCTGCCACTCGATCAATTCGGTTGCGCTGGTCGTGGCCAGCAATTCCTCGACCGTCTTGTGCAAGAGCTCTGCAAGCTGGAAGTAGAAATACCGGGAGGGGCGGCTCCTCAGCCCTTTTCCAGCTTCTCCACGTCGTCGGCGCCGAATCCGTTGACCTCCAGTGCCTTGTTGAAGATGCGAGTCAGGGCGCGTGCTGATTTCCCGCCAAGCGCCTCAATATCCTCGGAACTCCGGAACATCCGTTCGCCTTTCTCGTCCACGACGGTCAGCGCTGCGAGGTAAGCACGGACATTCGAAAGCTTCTCTGAATCGCCGCTCGTCATGCGCGCCTCGAACTGGTCGCGCTCTGTGCCTCGCATGACGCGGACATAGACGCTGCCGCCCCACTCCGGGATTTTCAGCTCGACAAGGCCGAGGTCGTCCGCCTGCAGGATTTGATCACGCGACAGAATACCCATCACGCCACCGCCCGTGCGAGCGTGCCAGCCGACACGATGGTGATCGGCGCGGTAGCCAAGTCGCCGACAGACTGCCCGACCGGGTTGTAGGTGGACAGCATTCCGGTGCCGGAATACTCGGGGTTGTTGGGGCCTACCGGGTCCGACGTCGGCCGGAATTTCACCGCCACCTGCGTGCCGACCAGGGGAAAGATGATCGAGTCCACCTCCGAAGCCGCAAAATCGTTTGCCACTTCCAGATCGAGCGACCAGGTCTTGAGCCCGCCCAGGTTCGTGCGGGTGTCGTCGCACATGGTCGTATCGTCCACCTCTTCGGCGGCGTAGTTCAGCGTCACCGTCCGAACGTTGCAGGAGATGTCGTTACCACCCACCTCCACAAACGCATCAACCAGCACAGTCTTAGCCATTTTTCAGAACCTCATCGATTGTCCAAAATTCCCAGCAGCACAACGAAATCGAAATCCGGATTCGTGCCGCCGATAGTGTAATTCACGCGCCACCAGCTGTCAGCAACAGGCCCGGCAAGCTTGACGAACTGCGAGCCTTTGGCCGTCGCCTGATCGAAAGTGATCCGCGTGGTCGGGGAGAGCATGCCGCTGGCGTCGTCGCTCTCGATGGTGAGGTTGAGCGTCGGTGTACCGTCTGCTTTGGTCACATGCAGCGCAGCGAACACCGTCTGCTCCGCAGTGGCTGCGCCGACCTGGAATGCTGTACCGCTACCGGATGCCGTGATGCCGGTCTTGTTCGCGAGCAGAGGCCCCCTCACAAGCCGATCGCGGGCGCCGGCCTGGATCGAGTAGGCCAGCAATTCGCCGACAGAGGCCCCCGGGTTGTAGCTGCCGAGAACCGAATTCAGGGAGAACCCGATGCTGCCCTCATCGGTCTTGGGTGCGATGGTAATCACCTTCCCGGCCGCACCCATCTGCTCGAAAAACGCCGCGTCAGGATCTGGCGCCTGAAAGAAACCGTCGGCGCCCATCGCCGCGGTCAACAGCCCGCCAACCATGATCCTGGTGTCATCCGCCAGCGTGGTGCCGTCCAGTTCTTCGGCGCCGTAGTCGATACTGACGGCGTTTGTCGAGTCCCGGATAGCCTCACCGTCGAAGACGATCAGGGCGTCACTCAGTACTGTTTTCGCCATCTGCCTTCACCTCGGTTTTGCGGGTTTTTTGCTTCGCGGGCTCGATGTGCCTGGATCGTAACAGAACAGCGGCTTCACCGTCCGCAATCTGGTACGTCTTGCCCTCACGACGAATCCCGCTGATGCCGTCGATTTTCCCGCCGTGCTCTTTCAGCACTCTGTAATATTTCATACCGCCTCCCGATAGATCACGTTGCAGTCAGTGATCGCCTGATAGGCTCCCACGTCGTCTTCCCATATCTCCGGCCCGTCGCCTTCCATGAAGATGTCGAGGATTTCCACGCCGGCGAATGTGCCGCGAGTGCGTTGCATCGCGTCCCGCACCCGCTCCGCCAGGTTGTTGACCTCGGAATACAGTTTGGCCCAGCTCGATACCTGAACGCGCTTCTCCACAAGACCGGTGTCGTTGCCCATCACCGAATGCCGCAATGCGGAAACCCGGAAGTAGGTCAACGCCGGATACGTCGGGTCCTGCGGCAGCTTCACCGGATATATGCGGTTCGACACCACGCCGGAAACACCTGCGTCGCTCGATAGCAGATCGAATACTGCCGCCTCGACCGTCATACCTTGCCCTTCGCTACGGCGGCATCAAAGCGCTTGCGAATGTACGCGGCCATGGCATCGCCAACCTTGCCGCGGCTGTTGTCGATGCCGGGACGCACGAACGGCTTGGCCGACATTTTCACCGTGCCATATTCGAGGAAGCGCCAGTAAAACGCATCGTACTGCGCACCGGTCCCGCGCTCGACGAACACAAACGCCCGCAGATCATCCCCTCTTGCGGATGCGCGGCGGTGTTTGATGGCCCGCACAAGCGTGCGGCTCAGGGGGAATCGCGCCCGCGCATTGATTCGGATCTCATCGCGCACAAGTTGCGCCGCCGCGGTCGGCGCGCCGTTCATGGCGTTTTTCGCCAGCCGCTCCGGCAGTTTGCCCAGCAACCTGAACAGCTCGTCGAAACCTTCAAGTTCCAGGCTCGCGGCACTGGTACCGCCGGCTACCCTCACAGGAGTCCTTGCCATCACTCGCTCCGCGCCGAAGCGTCTATTTCCAGACCCTCACGACGCCCAACCTCGCGCACGTCGTGNATGTCGTAGTCACGCCCATTGTAGACGATCCGGTTCAGCGTAGTAACGTCCGCCCGGTANCGAATGCGGAACGTCACGACNGCCTTGCCGACTATCTGCCGAGCGGTAAAACCCTCATTGCCGCGCATAGGCACAATACGCGCCGGGATTGTGTCGTCGGTGTGGATCTTGGCCCACAATTCCACAGGCTCGCCGAACGCGTCCTGAGTCGGCGTGTTTGCCTGGATGACGATCGATCTGTCGAGGTTGCCGGCGCGCATACCCTATTNTACCCCGTAGTGCACAGCATCATCNCCGATCCATTCGCGCAGCAATNGNCCNTCCGGGTCNGNNNTGCCGNTGAATTCCGGCNTGTGNCCCATCCCGATCCCGCCACGCCCGGGAAGCCCCTTGATCCCGGTGACGCGGTGGACGCCGAACACATGCCGAGACGGGTGCCGGCGCCAGAGTTCGATGTCGATGAACTGCGCGTCCAGTTGGCATACCTGCCGAAGCGTAT